CTGTTCAAGTCCAAAATTTGCACAGCTTGTCGTTTCAGTTCGTGCAATTCTTTCAGCTCTTGCAGAGGAAAATATAAAATCATCTTTTAATTTTTCGGATATTTCGTAAATGCTTAAACCATCTTTGAAACCAGTGGTTATAACTTGTTTCATTCTGACATTAGTGGAAGTGTTCCACAATCCAGCTTGTCTGATTGCTTCATCAGTTATAAAACTGTTTATAATTGGATCAAACATATCGAAATTATACTGATATTCAAATCTTTTTATTTTTAATTCGGCTTGGTTAATTGTCGTTTCAAGTTGTTTACCGAAATAATAAACAGTGTTTTCAATTAATGCTTTCGCTGTTTTCTCGAATATTTGTGTAAAATCGTTTTCGTAATTTGCTGATAATTCTTCTGGATTAATGGATTTTATAGCTTCATCAAACCCTGATTTGACTATTTTTTTGTTGATATTTTCAATTTTTGTAAATTCTGTATCCATGAATTTTTTTTGCATTTCGCGGGCTTCTGGAGTTTTTAAGTTTAAATATTTATTTTGTAATACAGATTTTGTTTTCATATAAGTTGGCGTCAACCCCATCGGCAAATATCCAACATCAGATTTTTCAAACTCTGGAAATCCAAGTTCTAAATGGTCGTTAATTACATCAAACGGCACACCCATAGCAAAATAACTTTTTGCTTCTTCTGCTTTTTTTGCTCTCATTTCTGCGAATACAGGTGTTTTTTGTAAGTCGTAATAAAAATAATATTCTCCATTTGGATATATAAATTCTGTTAATGCTTTTGTAAATTTTTCCATAAAAGGAATTATTTTATTTTCAAAAAATATAACTCTGCTTTCTGAAAGATTGTTATAACTTGCTTTATCCATTAAACCGAGTAATATCGGCGGAACACCAAAAGCGACACAAATATCTTCTCTGTTCATTTTTTTAGCGTTCATAAAATCAAGCTCTGACGGATTAATGCTTATTTGTTTATAGTCAAATTCTCCACCGTCTATAAATAAAGGTTTCCTGTTGTTGTAAGTTCCTATTGTGTCATTTATATTTTTTTTAACTCTCTTAAATTCATCATCTGATAAAGTTTCATTTGTCGTTATAATTGCTGATGGTCTTAAATTTTCTTTAAATGTGTTTTCGTTCCAGGTTTCAATACTTTGTTCAGTTTTTATTTTTTGTTCCAATGGTAGTATTGGTGATATTGCCTTTTTGTTTTGATTAAAGAAATCTAATTTTTTGAGGTGTAAAACTTCGTCTTTTGTGTAATTGTATTTTGAAGTATAACCGGAATATTCATATCCAATAATCGAACCTAAAAAATTATGAACAACTGTAACAAGTTCAGGATTTAGTATATGTAATTCGATAAATTCATCGACCTGAACTTTATATATAAAACAATTTCCATAAAGTTCAAGACAACCTGCAACCTGCTCTGTAAATTCAGATATATTTTGTTCTTGATTAGGTTTTTTAAGGAGTTCAGTTTCAATATATTCTTCTGTTTTTTTGTTTTTTAAATATATAGGTATTTCTGCAGATTTTTCAGCGACAAAACTGACACAACGATAAACATATAAATTTTTTTGAAATGCTATTTTTTCATTTACTACGAAGTCACCATTGTTAATAAAATTTATTAATTGTTGGAGTGTGTAAGTTTTTTTCTTAATTGGTTTTTTAAAGAATTTATCTAAAATACCCATTTCAACCCCTTTTGACCATTTTGTCGTTATTTTAATAATAACAGATAATTTTTATTTTTCAAATACTTTTTATAATTCTCTAATATTTATTTTACCGCCCCGTTTGATATAGTCTTGAAGTGCATACCTCAAAGCATCGATAGCGTGATCGTTTTCTTTCACAAATTGGTCTAAAATAACGTCGTTTTTATCCTTTTTATATTGATAATTTTCGAATTCCGAAATTAAATTGACACAAGATTTATCTATATAAACTTTGCGTTCTCTTATCCAATCAATACCAGCTTCAACGCTTCCTGACCTTTTATTCGCTGGTCGCATTCTAAAATTATTTTGTTTAAATTCCTTTATTCTGGCAGGTTCGGCACTATCTGCTGTGAAAATATGTTTATTATATTCTGGGTATTTCTTTTTTAATTTTCTTATTAAGTCTGAATTACCAAGCCCTGATTTATAAAATTCTTTGAGTATGTATATTTCGTTATCTTTCACCCCTACTTTTAAACATGCCGTAGGATTATTAAAACCAAAATCAATGCCAAATACAATATCGTCATAATATTCTGTATTTTGTTCGAGTGTCTTGATTGTATAGTTAGAAAAGACTACATTTTCAACTTGACCCCACAGCCCCCAACGATAAATGTTATATAAATTTTCGTTTCTTTCTTTTAATTTTTCTAATTTCTGCAAATATTCTTCATCTATAAATTCGTTTTCAAACGCCGTCGATTTATGTATTAGTGTATTTTCAGGATCAATGGGATTAATAAAAAAAGCTTTATTTATCCAATTCTTTTCGTTTACAGGATTAAAAGTTAGCGTTATTATATGTTTATTGTTGCTTTTGCCTCTTAGCCTTAAATCAAGTTGTTCAAAATCCGCTTGTGTTATTTCTGTAGCTTCCTCAACCCAAATTTCATTAATATTATCAATCGACTTTAGTTTTTCAACATCGTCAAGCCCAAGAAAAATAATACTACTATTTGTTTCGTTGTTCGTTATTTCGAAGCTGGATTTATTGATATTAAAACAATGCGTTAGATTCCAATCTGATATTTGATTTGAAATTCTCGCCCAAACAGAAAAACGCAATGTATTAGCGACTTTTCTTAACACAAGGATTTTATAATTTTTATTCGTGAATGTTTTTAACACTACTCTTTGGGATTGAAAATAAGATTTTCCTGAGCCAGCACCGCCATAATACAATTGATACCTTTTTTCAGATTTGAAAATTGGAAGAAAGTTTTTTGAAATATGTTTAACTGCGTTCGTTAGATCAATAATCATTTTATCTCGTCAGGAATTATTATTTTTTTCTCTGTGTAGTCAATTTCCTGCTTATCTCTCCATTTTTCGGGGTTTCTGTTTTTTAGCCAGAATATACAAGCCGTGGTGTCGGGCGGATAATGTTTATCTACATCGAAAGTATCTGTTACAATTCCTTCGTGTGCGAAAACTTTTGTTTCTTTGTGCGTATATCCTAAAGCTCTATTATACAATCTATCAGCTACATTACTGTCAGCAATTTTTTTACCTCTTTTTAAGGACTCCGAAAACTCTTTATGTTCCAGCTTCCATTTATTTAATGTCGATTCTGCAATACTAAAGAAATCAGCCATTTCTTTATCAGTCGCCCCGAGCAAACAAAGTTTATATGCTTGTTCTATATACTCTTTTTTAAAAGAGGAAGGTCTGCCACCTCTGTTTTTAGTTTTTGGTTTCTTCTCGACTTTCTTTTTCAACTTTCCCTCCGGGATATAAAAAAAGTGGTTAACTTCTGTCAACCACTCTTATTTTAACTTATATTGTCTTTTTTGTCAATTCTGGCTATTTTCTGTTATTTCTTCAAAATCAACATAAGCAGAATAATAATCCGATTCACCATACCACCTTAACGTTATTGTATTTACGTTAGTTTTAATTTCATAAAAATAATATTCATAAAAATAATATTCATAAAAATAATATTCATAAAAATAATATTCATATTCTTCCGTGTTTTTATTATTTTTAACCGAATTAGTTTTTATATCGACATCAACGACTGTTTCCCCTAATAAATCCGTTAATCTACCACCGATTACATCTTCTAAATAAACTATTTCACAACAATCATTTTCGTGAAACATTTTAAATATTTTACCGCTTTCAGTTTTAAAAATAAGCTGTTCATAATTATTATCATCTGTTTTTAAAGTTATTTCAGATATTATTTCGCCAACCATTTTTTTAAATTCATTAATTGTTTTTTGTTTCATAAAATCACACTCCTTTATTATGTTTTTCTATCAACACAACTGCTATATTCAAACATATTGTTAGTATGCAGAACCCAAGCCGGATTTGATTATCCGGCAATAGTTCAAACACCAAAGACAATATCAAAAAGTTTATTA